ACCATTAAAGTCGATGCAATATATATCAGTATTTTCTGGTTTTTTATTGCTTACAATATTATTATATTTTTGTGATAATTTGTAAAAATAATAAGGAATTCCCATTTTAATATTAAAGCTATTAAATATTTATATGATAATCATTTTTTTATTTTTTCTTTATATCTAATTAGAGAATATAATGTATAAAGATCGTAGCCCACAAATAAGTTTAAATGCGATATTTTTTGGTTCTGAACAATCAAAATATGCCGGTGTTGCTTTATTTGGAACAATATTTATATTATGTTTAGCTATATTATTTTCTAATAGCAATATACCAATTGATCAAAGATTAGCATTTGTAGTATTTATAATGCTCGTAGCTATACCATCTGTATTAATGTCATTATTTGAATTAACTTGTATAGTAACAGGTGGTAATGTCAAATATAGATGGTGGTGCTGGCTACTAGCTTGGGTAATAGCTGTTGTTATAATATTATATTGTTTAATGGTTGTTGTATCATTATTATTGTCTATGGCAAATTTTGATATTGCTAATCAAAGAGTTGAAAATAATGAAGAAAATAATATAATAGATACAAAAACTGCCGATGAATATGCTAAAAATGTAATTAAACAATATGAAGATGATGTAAAAGGTATGGAAAAGTTAGTTGAAGAACCTGTACAAGAACCTGTACAAGAACCCGTACAAGAACCCGTACAAGAACCTGTACAAGAATTAGTTGAAAATTATGATAAATTAGAAAAAAAAATAGAAACTAACATTCAAGGTCATGATTTAGAAGATAAATATGCTTTATTTAATCAATAATAGTAACTTTTATTTTTATTAAATATATTTAAGAAATCAATTAATATATTACTATAATGTCGTATAATGAAAAAAAAAGATGATGAAATATGTAAAAAAAATAATTATTTTAGACCTCAAACTTGTAGAAATTGCGGATTAAATGGACATTTATACAAGGATTGTCCACATCCAATTATGAGTTTTGGTATTATTTGTTATAAAATTATAAATAATAAAATTAAATATGTAATGATACAGCGAAAAGATAGCTTATCTTTTATGGAATTTGTAAGAGGTAAATATAATGCAGATGATCATAATTATTTAAAACAACTTATAGAATATATGACTGAAAATGAAAAGCAAATGATATTAACTAATAATTTTGATCAAATATGGAATTATACATGGTGCCAATCTCCTCATACCAATTTCAAACAAACAAAAGAGTATCTTGATTCAAAAGCTAAATTTGAACATAATATTAATAATAATTATTTAAAAACATTATTAATTTGTAAAAATACAAAAAGTAATGATACAGAACAAGAATGGGGATTTCCAAAAGGAAGAAAGAAAATTAAAGAAGCAGATATAGATTGTGCTATAAGAGAATTTTGCGAAGAAACACAATTATATAAAGATGATATTTTAATTAATAAAAATGTAATACCTTTTCAAGAAATATTTTTTGGTACAAATAATGTATTATATAAACACGTGTATTATATAGCAAAAATAATCAAAGATGATGCTAAAATACATATTGATAATTCATGTATGGAACAGGTTAGAGAAGTTAGAGCATTAAAATGGTTTTCGTATGATGAAGTTTTAATGAGAATTAAAAATCATAATGTAGAAAGAATTAAAATATTTAAAAAAGCACATAGTATAATAAGTGCATCCTTATAATATATCTTTATTTTTAATAGGATAATGTTAAAAGGCAAAAACGCCCAAAAAAAAGAATGTCCCGAGGGAAAAGAAATTAATCCTGTAACTGGGAGATGTGTTAAAATATGTGAAAAAGGTAAAGTGAGAGATCAAAAAACAGGAAAATGTGTTAAAGATGTTAAAAAACTATCAATTAGTTTATCTAAAAATTCTAGTTCATCTTCTATTTCTACATCTTTTTCATTATACTATCCAGATTTAAAAGAAGATAATTTTCCAAATAAAATTGCAAGAAATATGAATTTTGCTATTCACAAGATACCTAAATTTCCAATAATTGAAAACGTAGAAGATTTTAATAATGTAGCTAATAAATTATGTGGTACATTTGAAACATCTTTATATCAACATTTTGTAAGCCAATATATATCACATAAAACACCTTACAAAAGTATATTATTATATCATGGTGTTGGTGTAGGTAAAACATGTTCAGCAATTACAATGTCTGAATCTTTATTAATAACACATGATAACAAAGAACCGATGATATGGGTTATAATGCCACAATCTTTAAAGAATAGTTTTAAATCTCAAATATTTGATATAGATACACATACATTTGAAAATATTATAAATCAATGTACAGGTGATACTTATGTAAAATTGTTAAATATTTATAAGTCATCATTTAATAAAAAAAAGGTACTTAATGCAGAGCTAAAAAAATTATTAAAAGGTAGATATAGACTTTTTACATATGATGGTTTTTCAAAATATATCCAAGAAAATTATAAGGATAATATTGTAGAAAATAAAGTAATTATAGTAGATGAAGCACATAATATAAGAAGTACAAATAAAAAAGATAAAGATTCTTTTATTTCTCTAACAAATATATTAACATCTGGTATTAACAATAGATTAATTTTATTATCTGCAACACCCATGTATAATGAGCCAAGAGACATCTTTGATTTATTTAAATTAATGTTACTTAATGATAAACGTAATAAATTATTAGCTAAATATAATAAAACTTTTAATAATCAAAAACTTATAATAGATGATAATGTAAATGAATTAATTAAAAAATTGTCTTCTAATTATATATCATATTTAAGAGGTAAAAACCCTTTTACTTTTGCATTGAAATTAAATCCTGAAAATAGTGGTATTAATGTATTAAAGAAAATACCCAGTAAGGACCCTTCAAATAAACCTATACCAGAAAAAGAAGCTAGATGGTTAGATAATATTGATAATGGTATTGTAACATCACAACTTAGTTTATCGCAAAAAAAGATGATAGAAAAATTAGGATATAAGTATATTGACGAAACAGATAGTGATGATATATCTGATGATAATGAATTTGATGATAAAAAACAAAATATGCGATTATTACAACCTATGAATATAGTATATGATAATGAGATAGGAAATAAAGGTTTCTTTACATTTTTTACTAAAACAAGAGAAAGCGATCCATTATTAGTAAAATATAATAAAAAATATGAGAATGCACTTATACCAGATGATAATAATTTAGGTAAATATTCTGGTAAATTTCTAAATATTTGTAATATTATAAAAAAATCAAAAGGTATTGTTGTTATTTATTCGCGGTTTTTGTATTCAGGTATATTACCATTTGCCGTATGTTTAGAACATATGGGATTTTCAAGAGAAGGAACAAATAATATATTAAATAATGCTAGTATAGTAAAAGATAAACCTGTGTATGAAGATATTAAAACACCAAAATACTGTATATTAACAAGTGATAACAAAGAAATTATGGGTTCAACTAATATAGATACATTAATAAATAGAATAAATAAACCAGATAATATAAATGGTGAATTAGTAAAAGTAATTTTAATAACCCCTGTTGCAAGTGAAGGTTTAAGTTTTTATAATGCTCGTGAAATACATTTAATTGAACCATGGTATCATTTTAATAGACCAGAACAAATTATAGGTAGAGGTATTAGAAATTGCAGACATCAAAATTTACCCCTTGAAGATAGAAACACGACTGTTTATTTACATGCTAGTAAAAATGATAATGATAATAAAGAAACTATTGATATTCATGCTCTCAGAATTTCAACACGTAAATATATTGATAGTATGAAAGTAGATAAAATTATTAGAGATAATGCTCTTGATTGTTTATTAATGAAAAATATTAATTATTTTCCAAAATCTATTTTTAATATTGGTAAAATAAAATTAAATACATCTCAAAATAAAACATATGAATATGATTTTGGAGACGAAAAAAATTTTGAACCTGCATGTTATGATGAAAATGATAATTTAGATAAAGATGGTTATAATAGTGAAGCTTATAAACATTTGTTAAAAAGAACGCAAAACTCATTGAAAGGATTAATAACGGAATCTATAAAAAAAGGTATTTATTATATATTATATAATCAAATAAAAGAAAAATTAGATATTAATGAAGAATTATTAATATATACAATAAGAAAGTCCATATATCCTTTTATTATTATTAATAATTATTATATTATTATGCATAAAAATGGTATTAAAATAATAAGTTATAAAAGTAAAAAAATAAATAAATTAAATATAATTTTTACAAATCAAGAAAAAGTTGAAGATAATGTTAGTGATAAAAAATCTGTGGATATTGAAAAATTAATAAAAAATATTGAAATTGATTTACAAGACGTAAATAGTACAACATTATCATTATATTTAAGTTTAAATAATAAAGAGTTTTTAGATTTAATAAAAATTATATTAACGAATAAAAGTACAGATGAAAGAATAATATTCTTAGAAAAATGTTTATATAACCAAGGTGTACTTATTAAAAATACTGAAATACCATCTTATAAAAAGAATGATAATAAATATATTGGTTTTATAAATATATTTGATACAAAAAACAAAGATAATACTATTGATAAATTAGATATTAATCTTCATGTAAAAGATACAGATATATTTAATATGGATTTATCAAAGCGCGAAAGAGATGAATTTGCTAAAATGCGCAAATCAGCATTGTCTATACCTAACGATATGACATTGGAAGAAATGCCATGGGGTTTCATAGAGCCATCAAAGAACAAAGATTTATTTATAAATAAGCTTAAAATATTTTCAACAGATCCTGTTATTGGTAAAGGTAAGAAAACTGGGCGCGTATGTGAGACTTATTACGATATAGATCATAACAAATTTTTAAATCAAATAAATAAAACAAATAATGAAAAATATAAATTTAAAAATAAAAAGGTTCTATGTAGTAGTATTGCAAACAAATTATTGTCTAAAAATAAATTAATACTATTACCATTATATAAACCTAAGTAGTTAAATAAATAACATCTTTATATTCATCTTTTTTATAAGATACTATTGCATCATTGTATTCGACAGATTTATTAAATAGAAATGATATAAATAATGCAGTAGATTTATTCCATCTATTATTAACAATACCAGACATAATTTCTGAGCTTTTTGTAATACCAAATACTTTATTGAATTCTTTTTGTGTTATAAATTTAATTAATTTGTCTTTAACATTATCTTTAAAATCACTAAATGTGTTTGAATGACTTAAAATTATTTCAAGAGGTTTTAATAATGCTTTTTTCTGAGATTTTTTTGCTTTAACAACTTTTTCTTTTTCAGGTTCAATTTTAGGCTCTTCTATTGGTTCTTTATATTCTATATGTTGTGAAAATTTATTATATGCCTCATTATCGTTAGCTTTCCATAATAAATCATTATCATTAGCATTAATAATTTTATCATATAATAACTTAATCATAGTTATTATATATAATAAAAATAAGTTCTATATCATTTTTTATGTTATTAAGTAATCTTCATATTTTAATTCATTATCATATATATTATAAATGAATGTATTTTGTTTGCTAAATTTCTTTTTTAATAAATAAAACTTCATACTGGATGAAAATTTTTGTTTTATATTATTATTATCAGATTGTACAACTTTACTTGTTTCTGTTTTACTTTCTTCTTTATGTGATGTTTCAATAGTATTATTTAATAAGTTTTTCATCATTTCATATTTAGAGATTTCATTTTGTGATTTGATACAAAATAAAATATAATTATTTATTTTTATTAAATTATCTTTTGATAACCAGTTTAAGTTTAAAAATACACCATTATTATTTTGTGTATAATTAACATTACAATTTTTAATAAGTTTAAATAATTCTGATAATTCATTTGATGTTAATTTTATTGCATTATTTTGTATAGTTTTACATAAGTCGTGTTTATTCATTTTTATTTATATAATGATTATATATATTTATATATTAAAAATCATCAAAATCTTCAATATCATCATCCATTTCTTCATCAATATCATCTTCATCTAAATCATCTAAATCATCTTCTTCTTCATCTTCTTCTTCATCGTCTTCTTCATCTTCTTCGTCTTCTTCGTCTTCTTCGTCTTCTTCGTCTTCTTCGTCTTTAAGATATTTATTATCTATTTTAATTTTTTTTACAACATCATCATCATCGTCATCATTATCATATTCATCATCATCTTTAATCATGTCAATGAAATCATCTTGTAAATCTTCATCTTGCTCTTCAATATCAGAATTATCATCTATAATATCTTCTTCAACTTCTATAATATCTTCTTTATCTTTAATTATTTTACCTACTATTGATATCATTTTATCATATAATGTAAATTTTTTACCACATACACGAACATTTACAGTATCACCAATATTAACATCATCTATATTTACCTCTGATTGTATGCCTGATGTTATCCTAGGAATAATAACTTCAAGTATGGACATATCTTCAAATGTTCCAATTGCTCTCAGTCCTAGATTATTTTTAGCTTTAATAACACATTTTATAATAGAATCCTGTGTTGGATTACAGATTTCAGCAATACAACTTAAATCATATGCTACATTGCCATTTAAATGTGATTCTTTAAAATATCCAGCTGTCCTTTTAATAACTTTAATACTATCCTTTTTAATAAATCCATGTTTACTGCAATTATTTTCTAATGTAAATTTTATCTTAGACAATATCGTGTTGTCAAAATTTTTATTAAGTTCTTTTGGTGTTAAAATAACGGTTGTATTAAACTTGATTGGCATAAACATTTTTGACATTACTATTGTAATATAATCTATAAGAATATATCATTTTTTTTATTTATATATTAAAAATTGATATATAAATCTATAATATCTTTATTTATTAGAGATACAATATGGAAATTCACAAAGATCATTCTATATTTTCTATAATTGATAAACACTCTTCATTAATTGAAGAGGATTGTGAAATATATGTTAAATTTACAAACTCTTTAAATTGGAATGATAGTGTATATGAAAATTTTATAAATGTAATAAAATCACAAAAATATAAAGAAGATATTGAAAAACAAACATTGGAAATATATTCTGATGAAATTCTTTTAAAAATAACTGGTAATACAAATATCATAAAATATTGTCAAAATAATAAGTATAAACATAAGAGTTTTGAATGGTTTAAAAATAAAATAATATCAAAAGATATTGTTGATGATATTTTAGATTCGCAATTGAACTTTTACTCAATTAAAAGTAATTTATTATCGGATGCTAATATACCTATTAATTGGCATGATATACGCAAATTTTATAAAATAACAAAAAAAATAAAATATACTGATCCCGATACTGGTGTTAAATATATTGTAAGTATTATAAAAGGTAATAGTTTAGAATTTGATGAAGCATCTGATAAAGATATGTATTATAATTTGAATAATTCAGGTATATTATCATCAACGCAAAAATACGAGTTTTATATTGATATAACAAATACAAATAAAGATAATATACTACCTGCATTAATTAAAATGGAACAAGCATTGTATTTATCAACATTTATAATATCTAAAACACAGCAGCAAGATATTATTAAAAAGTATTATGAACTAGTAAAAGATGATATTATAATAAAATCATTTAATAATAAAAATCCAAATAAACCACCTCTCATAACACCCAAACCAGTTACTCTTGAAAAGGTAAATATAATGAGTCCAGATGAATATGGTATTGTTAGTATATTATCAGAATATACTGTTACTGAAAAAGCAGATGGAGAGAGATTACTTATGTTTATTGATGATAATGCAAAAGTTTATTTAATTAATAATACATATCGTGTTATTGATACTGGTATTACATCTATAAAAGAATTGCAAAATACTTTAATTGATGGAGAATATATTGCATGTAATAATAGAAAAGATAATTCCACAAAAGGTTTATATGCAGCTTTTGATATATATTATTATGGTGGAGAAAGAATAACAAGCTTACCATTAATTAATAAAGACCAAAATGTAAAAACCAGATATAGTTATTTATTGAAAACTGCAAATGGTATGAAAAAAACCGAACATTCAATGGATTATATTGTTAAAGAACATTTATATAACGCCGACATATTAAAGGATTGTGATGAAATATTATCTGGAAATAAAACATATCCCTATGATATTGATGGACTTATATTTACACCTGCTAAATTAGCATTATATTCATATTATACAAATAAAGCTATGCCAATAACAGATAATGTTAAGTGGGATAGAGTATTTAAATGGAAGCCTCCTGAACAAAATACAATAGATTTTTTAGCGAAACAAGCGAGAACAACTACTATTGATGGTATAAAATACAAAGAGTTCTTATTGTATGTTGGTTATAATGCATCTCAATGGGAGCCATATACTATTGATGAAGCTTTGAAGATAGCATATAATAAAGAATACAGATTAATGGTACAGGATAAAAAGAAAACTTATACTCCTAAATTATTTCAACCTAATATATATTATGAAAAAGGGATTGAAAAACTACTTGTTAAAATTGATACAAATGGTAAAGTTAAATGTGATAATGGTGATATTATAGAAGGTGATGTAATAATTGAATGTATTTATAATATGGATAGAAAAATACCTGCTAATATGAGATGGAGACCAATGAGATTGCGAGAAGATAAAATAAGAATTTATAAGATGGGAGAATTATCAAAGACGGCAAATGATATGAGTGTAGCAATTAATATATGGCGTTCAATTCATAATCCGGTTACTGAGAGTATTATTAGAGGCAATAAACCTATTGTGAATATGGATATTAATGATAGTGAAAGTGAAAGGTTACTAGAATCTGATGATATATATTATTCTAGAAATATACCAAGAGACGCAATGTTTTCTTACAATATGTTACAATTCCATAATTTAGGTATTAAACGTATGCTTTATAGCAAACCAAATAATAAAAGAAATCTTGTGGAATTAGCGTGTGGCGAAGGAGGTGATATGCCTAGATGGATTGATAATGGCTATAAATTTATTCTCGGTATTGATTTAGTAAAAAATAATATATATGGACCTCGCACAGGAGCATATAGTAGAATGTTAGAGAATAGAAAGCGCTTTTTCAGAAATAACAATGTTAAAGACAAGGTTGCTTTTCCAAATATGGTATTTGTAGCAGGAGATTGTGGCAAAAGTATTATGGATGGTGAATGTTCGTTATCAATAAATGATCAAGAAAGCTTCAACGTATTACAAAATGTTTTAAATAAAAAACGCAACGATATGCAAAAACATTATTCTAATGTAATTGGACAAGGAGCAAATGGTTTTGATGTTTGCTCTTGTATGTTTAGTATTCATTATTTCTTTAAGAGTGAAGAAACATTAGATACCTACTTAATGAATGTAAGCTCTCTTTTAAATACCAATGGAACATTCTTCTGTACCTTTATGGATGGAAAAAGGATAGTAGATGAAATTAATAGTAATGGTGGAGATATGATTGAAGGTGTTAAAAATACTGAAATTGATATTAAGAATAGAGTACCAATATGGGCTATTATTCGTAGATTTAATAAAGATGCAAAGAATATATATAATAAAAAAATAGATGTATTTATTGAATCTACTAGTAAATTTATACCAGAATATTTAGTATCTTATGAAGAATTAGTTAATAAATGTAAAACTTTTAATTTAGAATTGGTAGAAAGCGAATTATTTTCAGAATATTTTAATAAAATTAAATCTGAAATCCCAGATGATGATGCAGAAAAAGAAAATATACATAAAATTGTTATGGAATTGGATAAAGATCCTGTACAAAAAAAATTTAGTTTCTTTAATAGATGGTGTATATTTAAAAAGATTAAATAAGTTTCGTATATAAGAGTTTATTTATTTTTTAAATTATAATTAAGATGATATTATTTTATAGCCCTGCTTGTAATCATTGCAATATGTTACTAGATAATATCAAACGATATGATAAAGAAAAAAAAATTAAATTAGTTTGTATTGAAGAATTAATTTCAGAAAATATTGAGATTGAAAAGAAAATTCATTCTGTTCCCGCGTTTATGATTTTGCCATCAAAAGAATTACTATTTGGTAAAAATGTTTTTGATCATTTATTATTACCTGGAAGGGGTATATTATGTGGTGGGCAAAGCACGAGATTAGATAGACCTGCAAACAATAATCAGGATATTAATGATGATAATGTATCTAAACCATTAGATATCAAAGAAAATCCTGATGAACCATCGGCATTTGTTTTAAGTGGTTTTAATTTTTCTGATAATTTTTCTTCTATTGATGAAGAAAACAATGCAGAATGTAAGGATAAAGGATATAATTGGGATTATATTACAAATGATGCAAATATTAGCGATGGAATAACAGGTATTTCAGTTACTGAAAGCGAAGGAAAGAAGATGCCTTCATTAGATGAATTAAAAAAAATGAGAGATGAGATTAAATTTAACTAATGAAAACATATAAGGAATATTAGCAATATTTTTTATATAATATAAAATAATGTCAAATCAATATGTCTTTAACCAATATTATATTGATTTTATTAAACGATTAAAAAAAACTTCAAAGATAATCAAGGATGATGGAATAGATAATGAAAAGTATGAATTGGCAAAAGATATAATGAAATCAATTAAGAATAATTATGTAACTTTGGATAAGTCATCGGATGAATATGTGGTTTTTATTAATAAGGTAGACGAAAATGTATGGAAAACTTATTTAGATATTGAAGATGATAAATTAAATGAATGGTTTAATATGGAAAATGTAAAAGATATTGAGCTATACCAAAATATCACAATTTCAAACATTCGAAAAATAATAAATGATGATTATTTATGTCATCATTTTATAAGTGTTTTTTATTTGTTTAAAAATGAACTAAGTGAAGATGATGTAAAGAAATATGTATTTATATTACAAGAATCATTTAAGGAAGAATTATATGAAGATATTAAAAATGAAGAACATAAAAAATTATTATTAAGATTAAATGAATTGAAAAAGAAAACAATAAAGGATAAAAGTGGTGTAAATATGGCTGGAATGGAAGATACTATGTTAGGTAAATTAGCAAAAGAAATATTAGAAGATGTTGATGTTGATAAATTACAAAAATCTATTGGTGAAAAAGGTGATTTATTGAAAGCTATTGGTGATCCAGATAGTGGATTTGGAGATCTTATTTCTAATGTAAGTAGAAAAATGGCTACAAAAATATCAAATGGCGAATTAAAACAAGAAAATTTACTACAAGATGCTATGAAATTCGCATCAACAATGCCAGGATTATTTGGTGGAGGTAATCCAGGTGGAGGAAATAATAAACAACAAAAAGATATGGCTAATATGATGAATATGATGAATAATATGATGAACAATAAAGAAGGCATGAATGCTTTTAAGAATATGATGGGTGGTGCTAATAATGGGAAAAAAGCAGGTAGTAAAGCGGCATTCAATAAAAATGCTTATAAAAAATCAATGGCTGCTAATAAACTAAAAGCTAAATTAGCTAAACGTAAAGAAGAAATTCAGGAAGTTTCTGATGAATAAAAATAATGTAAATATTTAGAGTAATAAACAAAATGTTTTGGTTAGACAATATATCTGAACTAATAAATCCCGTAATTATCCCAGATATTAACATGACAATTGAAGAAAAAATTAATGCAATTATAAGAGCAATAATATTTGTCGGATTAATATGTACACTTGTTTTCAATGATACACGATATGTATTATTTGTTATTATATTGATGATATTATCAATACTAATTATAAATTATCAATATGAAAAAAATAAAAAAATAGAGAAGTATTTAAATTTAAATGATTTAGATATAGTTAATAATAAAAAATGCATTAAGCCAACTGAAAATAATCCTTTTATGAATCCAAATATATTAACAACAAAAAAAGGCAATGAAAACTATGAAGCGTGCTCAATTAATAATAAAAATATTAATAAAAATATAAATAAGTTTTTTAATAAAAAAATATTCAGAAATGCCGATGATATATATGATAAATCAACATTAGATAGACAATTTTATACAGTACCTTCAACGACAATTCCAAATGACAGAGAAAAATTAGGAGAATGGTTATATGACAGAGGTCCTTCTTGTAAAGAAGGTAATGGTATGAAATGTTATACTAATTTATACAATGATATTAAGAATGGTGTTCAGATTTAAGAGATTTAAATAAATCAGGTGAATAATCCTTATAAAATCCTTTTTTTTCTAAGAATTCTATTTTATCAAATTTAATATTATAATTATTTTTCTTAGCAATTTCAATACAACATTTGTTGATTTTTTCTAGTAAATCTTTTTGATCTTGGGTTAGTTCTTTCATTATATACTTATTTTAATTATAATGATTAATCATTTTTTATATAAATAAATAATATTTTAAATATTTAAAAAATGAAAGAGAAAACTACTATATCTTATTCATATCATGTATATGATGATAATACAAATGAAAGTAAAGTAGAATATAATAAATATACAAAGTCACCAGATGATATGGAAAAACTATTAACATATAAGAAAATTGTTAAAAATGACTTATCGGGTAATAATATTACAAATAAAGAATCATTCAATGAATTACATAAAAATAATACTGATATAAATGAGGTAATTGGCCATAGTTGTAATAAGAAAGATTGGAATGTTGCAGAGTATAATAATTATAATTTAGAAAAAAAATATAAAACAGAATATGAAAATATTAAATTGGATATAAATTATGATTTATTAGAAAAATATGATACTAAATATTTAAAAGATAAATGAAATTTTTTTATATATTATTTAAGAATAGATAGATAATGAGTAATAATACTTTTGATAGCTCAACTAATATATGCAATGACAATTGTTGGAAAGTCGCAAAGGAATTACATAATAAAAAAATAGAAGGATATAATATATATCCTAACAATCCCGTTGAATGTACTAGTCCATACGTGAGAATGTCGGATATGTATTTAAATCATCCTAACTTGCGAGGTCGTCCAGGATACGGTTTATCAGATGATTGTTTAATTGATAATTATTCATCACTAAGAAATGACCCATCCATGTTAACACATGATAGATGTAAGATACAATTATTTAATCGTATATTTACTTCTGGACCCAATTTAAGATGTGGTAAAACTAATATAGGTCAAGAACTTGAATTAATTGAAGGAGCTGATACTAATCCCGTAAAATGTAAAAAACAAATAATGGAAGAAGAAATGAATAATATAATGCCTTTATTAGATTGTGTTAAAGATGTTCAAAATCCTGATAATATAGTACCTATATGGGTCAATGGAGGTGAAGATACTCGCTCTTATATAAATAGAGTTGAATTTAATAAAAATTGTAATTGGCAAGGTAGAAATAAAAACATTTCTGTATAATTAAAAAAATCTTATATTATAGAAGATATGAGTTTTAATAGAACGACATATGATAATTGTTCATACAAGCAAGAATTACAAGGTAATGTTAGCACTTTGCAATATTTATTATCACCATATAGATATGAACACGCTAATAAATGCAGACATCAACTAGGATTTATTGGAGGTACCGCTGTATCTCATATTCAAGGTAATTTAGTTGACCTTGATAGTGAATTACGTGGTCAAACACGTATTGTGTCAAAATGCAATACAAATCAATATGTACCAACTAATGATGGTATTATAAAAAATGATAAAACTAAACCAATTGATACAACTATGTTACATTTACCAGCATGCCAATCAATAATGTATCGTGAAGTACCTGCTCCACCAAAAATAAATTACGATAAATGCTAAATTATTTTTTTAACATAATTTTCCTAAATAGTTAAATATGAAATAGTATATCAAATATATAGGTCCTAACATAAATGCTGCAAATGCAAAAAATATTCTAATGAATATATTATTTACCATACCACCCCATTTACAAGAAAAAGATAAATATGCTGCTCCTGCTGAAATTAAAAAGGTTATTATATAGAGAATGGCAATATATATATTATCTAATATAGTCCATCTATATAAATATTCTGGGTTATATCCATTTATATATAAATAAATAACTTCTATTGGCCTATAATTTATATTATCTTCATTATTATTAAAATTTTCAACTAACAATAACATATCTATTTATTTAATATATAAAATAATATATTATTTTATTAGATATGAATAAATATATAGATACAAGATTAAACTACGATAGTTGCAGTTATAAAGAAAAATTACGCAGAACAGTTGGACCAGGTCTATATCAATTAGAAACACCATATAACGATTGTGCAGAATGTTCACAAGATATACCAGCTGACCCGTCATTAAGATATCAAAATTATGGTCAAAATACTTGCTCTATGAAGAAAGCAGTAGATGATTCTAGTGAGTTATTAGGACTTAACTATAAAAATACTAAATGTAATGCAAATGAATATATTCCTGGAAAATACGAGAAATCTGGTTGCTTTATAAAAGGTGATACTGATCCACGTGCTTGCACTGCTCCTCGCGAAGATACACGTTTATCTAATCCACCATGTACATTAAAAGAAACTGGTATAAACAGATGGGAATGGTTATGCTTTGACCCGCAAGAAAGAGCGATTGAAGGATTTGACAGAATACCAGTTAATTATAGAATGGTTGCTAAAGATAATCATGTACCATGCATTGAAGAACCATCCGACCAATCTATGTTTTTACCAACAAATGGTAGCGGAGATATGAATAGATTAGAAGATTGGAAAATGTGTAATAAAGATAATAAACTTTATACACCAGGATATCCTTATGGTTCAATGTATACAGGTGTTTCTTGTAAAACTTAATAAAATTAATAAATATTTTTTGTATATATTAGTGTATTTTTTATCCTTTATTGATTAGAGGCCAATAATGGAATTATCCAATGATATACCATCAATGAAAAATATATATGATTCTACATATTGGAATCAAGTTAAACAAGATGAACAACAGCGGGGTAATAAAATGTTTAACATGGCAGAAGCTAGAAACACAGGTATTGTTGCTATGCCTGCCACTTCTGACATGTTTAAAAATATGAATTATACTATTCCTAATAATAGTAAAAGTCCTGAATATGTACAATCTTTAACAGGAAATAAAATAAATAGAGATACTTTTATTCATAACAATATGACACCTTTTTTACGCAAAAATGTAACACAAAATACTAATATTGAAACAATGTCTCCTTTTCTTGATAGTAGAACTGGTAACAATCAATTTTGGCAAACGAAAAAAGAGGTACCTTGTATGTTTAAACCACAAGCTAATATTGGTGGAAATATATGTGGTATGAAAAACAACGATGACTTTTACAAATCCCGTTTAGAATTTAAGGAAAAAGCTAATAATTTTTTTCCAATAGAACAAGTTAAAGTTGGTCCTGGATTAAATAAAGGATATGATTCAAAAGGTGTCGGAGGTTTTCATCAAACAGAAACAAATACTCTAGCAAGACCTAAAAATTTAGATGAATTACGCAGCAAAATAAATCAAAAACAATCGTATTTCAATATACCTGTAAAAGGTCATATCAAGGGTACTGACCAACGCGGTGTTCAAATGCCTCTTGATAAAAATCGCCCTGATACTGTATATGAGCAAAGTGAAGATATGTGGATTAAAACAACAGGTGCTAATAGCAAAAATTCTTTGCGTCCTGCTCAAAATATAAGACCAACAACGCGTCAAGAATCACATATAGATTATAAAGGTGGTGTATCTATAAGTGATGCAAATGCTGGTATTAGCGATGATTATGGTAAAAGTAAAGTTATTGTTTATAATAATGAAAGAGCTACAACTGAAAATAAACCAGTTGTATCTAATGTCACAAGTATTGTAAAGGCTATTGTTTCACCTGTCGTAGATGCATTGAAATATACTATGAAGGAGTATACCGTAGAATCTGAACGTGGAGTAGGTAATCCTAGCATACAAATACCAGAAAAGGCAACAACTTATGACCCGGATAATCATATTATGAAAACAACTGTTAAAGAAACCACAATTCATGATAGTGAAATGATTAATTTATCGGGAAATAAAGAAACATACTCTACTTTAACAGATCAAGCAAAAACAACTGTAAAGGAAACTTTAATTCATGATAGTGTACATACAAATATAAAAGCAGGTGATGGTGGATATACAACGGCTGACGATGAAGCTAAAACTACTATTCGTGAAACTGTTAAGGCGGTTGATACTGTTAGAAATATTGGAGGTGTAACTTACAGTGTATCAGTATATGACCCAGAAATTGTAGCTAAAACAACAGTTAAAGAAACTACATTAATTGCTAAATCACCTTATGGTTTCTTGGGTGGCATGCTTGAAGGATTATTTGGAGGATATATCAGCAAAGAAATTGATCTCAAAAATACACATAAACAATTCTTGTCTGATACCAATGAATATGGTATTGCAGGTGCTACTAATGAATATAGACAACGCGATAGAACTGCCGAAGAAAATGCTGAAATTGATGATACTCGTGAAAGAATAATGATTGCAGCAGGACATACACCAAATCCAGGAAATATGAATATTAATCGCGACTCTGCTGATGTAGAAATGACGACACGTAAACCATTTGAAAACTCTGCTTCTGCTCGTGAAAACGGCAATGTAGGTATGATATATCAATCGTCGCCAACTATTGACGAGTGTGGAATTACTAAAATGCCTCAAAAATCTAATGCATATACTAATAGATTAGATAGTGATCTTCTTGAACCAGTTAATGATAATGATCTAATGAAAACCCAAAGAATTAATCCTATTAAAAGTGGATGTAAATTATAAAAATATATAAGGATTTAAACATATATATATTCGTAATGGGAGCGGGCTCCTATTACAAGCTCTTGTAGCTTAATCGGTCAAAGCGTTGGTCTTATGAGCCAAAGATTGGGAGTTCGAGTCTCCCCGAGAGCAATAATTATTTTTGTAAGATAAATAAATTATATTTTATATATCAAAAAATGAAAAAAATGCTATATGTGGATTTATTATTTAATAATATATGGTAATCTAAAATATTTATAATCTTTTTTTTTATAACTAAAATATAATATTTCATTATTATTACTTAATAACCATATTAAAGTGTTATTTACTTCTACTATTTTTTTTTCATATTTATATTCTAGTATATCTAATAACATATCACCAAGTAGTCCAGATGTTTTAATGTATGTATTATTATTTTTATAGTCTATATAAATATAAGTTTTACATATATCTGGTTTTACTCTAAGGAATTGTCTATAATTAATTATTTCAAAAACTACATTTTTCTTAAAAATATTTTGTGTATATCCATAATTATAAATAGTAGTATTATAATCCAAATATAAAATATATGATATTATTGTATTTGATACATCATTCATCATATTATAGAAATTTGTATCCAGCATTTGGTCATATTTACATAATAAAGTAGATATAAGTGTTTTTTTATTTTCTGTAATACAAAAATGATTAGATTTTGTACATATTAACTTATTATTTATGATATTGTTTTCTATATTATAATTTTTTTGATCTAATAAATTTTTATATGATATAAAACCATCATATTCTCCAATTATATTTAATATATGTGTATCTAATTTATTTTTAATATTAAAAATTGTATTATCATATATAGATTTTGGTGATGCTCCATATGTAATTCTTGCTTTAATATTATCATTATTATTTAAACTATGATATCCACCTGATGAATGACCAAATAGTATTGTATTACTAAGATTTGGTAAATTATAATTATCACATATAGTTACATTAATATTAATATTCTTTTTTAATCCATTATTTATTATATTTTCACCAAACTTAATATAATTTTTACTTGGTATAGCATACCCTTTCCATATAACAAAATTAATATTATTTGCTTTTTTTATATTACTTCTTAAATTAATATATCCTTGATATCTGTAAGTATTAATAAATGATTGTACATAGCTTATAAATAGTAATAAATATAGGTTTCTCATTATTTATAATAATATAAATGTTCTTTTATATATTATTACCATCATATATCATAATAAAGTATTTAAGAAAATAAATATATATATGTATAATTAATGTTTCGTCTTGCTTTGTTTAGTGTATTGGTTGGTCAAGCTATTTGCTTTACTCATATTAGTAATCTCCCTGTTATGAGAATGAGAGGTGCAAATGTTGTAAATAATGTTTGTAAAATGCAACTAAATGATTTGGATACTAATACATTTAATGATATTGATGTTGATAAATCAGGTACTATTGATGTAACAGAGTTGAATAATTATTATGGAAAAAATAATTATATGGAAGTTGCTGATATTAACAATGATAAAATGATTGATTACCCCGAGTTTGAAAGACTAGTTAATATTAATAAGTTTGGTAAAGAAAATGGAGGAAATCTCTTTGTTAGAAATGCAATTAACTGGGGTCTTCTCAAAAAGGATTCTATTTTGGCTGATGGCGAGGCATCAATTCTAGTGGGAAATAAGGGATTTGATCCACTTAATTGCGCTACTGATATTAGAACGCTAAAAAAATATCGTGAAGCTGAAATTAAACATGGTCGTCTTGCAATGCTCGCAAGTGTTGGATGGCCTTTGTCGGAGATTTATCATCCATATCTATCTAAGCTTGCTAATAAAATGGATTTGCTTTCTTTAAATGGTAAAGCTCCTTCTGTTTTAAATGGAGGTCTTAATAAAATTAATCCTGTATTCTTTATGGCTATTATTGTATTCACTGCTACTATTGAATCAGTTGCACTAAATAAAGAATATACTAATGATACTATTCCAGGTGATCTCGGGTTTGACCCTCTTAAACTATATGTTAATAAGGATCCTAAAACTAAACGCGATCTAGAACTCAAAGAACTTAATAATGGGCGCCTTGCAATGCTTGCAATTACTTATTATGCTCTTAGTGAGTTTGTAAATAATATTCCTGTAATTAAAGAAACACCTTTTCTATTCAAAAGTTTTCTTTGATTATTATAAAGATGGATAATAAGGTTAGTTACTATAAGGTTATGGATGGTTTAAACTTTGATGCTAGTTTATTAGAAACAGCTGATGAGTTAGTAAAAGGTCAAGGAGATGGTCGCATATCAATTGATGATTCCAATAAATTATTAATGAAAATTTTTGATGGTCGTAAGATAACACAAGTAGAGTGTCGTACAATTTTATATATACTTAAAAATTATAAATTAACTGAAGAAGCTTCTCAAAATTTCTTAGATAAATTAATCAAATATGAATAAAAATTGATTTTATATATTTATTTATTTTATTATCAATATGGAAAAGAGTATTGCAAATATCACTATTAATATCAATTATGATAGTTTGAGTATCAAAAATAAAAAATTAATTAAAATGAAAAAATTGCCAAAAAATGCCGAAGTTAGCGCTTTGGCTCTTATATCTAAGTATCTTAATTCTTAATTAGAATTCATTAGACACTTTACGCATATATTCGAGGAGCTCATTTTTCTCTTTAATAGTTTTATGAGTTTTAATAACTTCTAATTTTTCTGAAATATGTGGAATCATAGTAAAGAACTCATTAGAAAGTGAAAGCAGTTCAGCTTCATTATTTTTGTTATCAACAATATTTGCGATATTATTGAGAGCTTGTTGACCTTTTTCAATTTGATTGATGCTCAAAACACCAAGTGGAAAAACGTTGTAAGAATACATTATTGTTTTATAATGAGATATAGATAATTTTTAATCAATTTTTAATTAAAACAAGACTTGTATTTGTTTATATAACATAAAAATTGATATAAGTTTTTATATTATATTATTATAATAATATAATGAATAATAATCCTATTAATTTTCAAGACTGGGAACCAGTTGTATTTACTAAAAAGCCACAAGAATTAAAGAAAAAGGAAAGTATTCAAAAGCCTCCTGGCAATAAAGAAATGATTAGATTAATGGAAGATGATATTCCTAAACTAAATAAAATGACAAGAGAATATGCTCAGGCTATCATAGATGGTCGTACAGCAATGGGTCTTTCTCAAAAAGAATTAGCACAACGTTTATCAATAAAAGATAATGTAATTAAAGAATATGAAAATTGCCAAGTAGCAAACTTTAATATGGGTTTTCTTAAAAAGATATTAAGAACACTTAAAATTGATCCTAAAATTGTTATTAAATCTTAATTATAAAAACGAGTACATAATTTTATTTTTTTATTGATTTTTATAAACTTTTAAAATTTAGAAGGATTTATAAATTATGTACTCATTTT